GAAACTTTTTGCAGACACAAAGCAATGGAAACTGCAATCATTGAAAGCACAGACTTATTAGAGAAACAGGACTATGGAACTGTTGAACAAAAAATTAGAGGTGCAATGGAAGTAAGTCTTGTAAAGGACTTAGGACTAGACTATTTTGAAAATCCAAAAGAAAGATTAGAATGGATCAAGAAACAAAGTGGTGCAGTTAGCACAGGCTGGAAAGGAATAGATCAAAAGTTATATGGCGGACTGAACAGAGGAGAGATAACAATCTTTGCTGGCGGTTCAGGTGCTGGTAAGAGTTTGTTCTTACAAAACTTTGGTGTAAACTGGAGTTTAGCAGGACTTAATGTTGTATATGTTAGTTTAGAACTTAGTGAACAGTTAATTAGTATGCGTTTAGATGGCATGGTTAGTGAATATGCCGCTAAAGATATTATGAAAAATATTGACGACGTAGATCTAAAAGTGCGTATGAAAGGCAAAAAAGCAGGTAAGTTTAGAGTTAAGTATATGAATAGTGGTATTACTACTAACGATCTTAGAGCATTTTTGCGAGAGTATGAGATACAATCAGGTGTTAAAGTAGACTGTTTATTAGTTGACTACTTAGACTTAATGATGCCTATAAGCGGAAAGATCAGTGCAGAAAACACATTTATTAAAGATAAATTTGTATCTGAGGAGTTGCGTAACTTAGCACAAGAACGAGAGTTGCTAATGGTTACAGCATCGCAGTTGAACAGAAGTGCTGTAGAAGAAATAGAATTTGATCATCATCATATTGCAGGTGGTATTAGTAAAATACAAACAGCAGATAATGTTGTGGGTATATTCACAAGTAATGCTATGAGAGAACGTGGTAGATATCAGATACAGTTTATGAAAACACGTTCTAGTAGTGGTGTAGGTAGTAAAGTAGACTTAAAATTTAATCCAGATACATTGCGTATTGAGGACTTAGATGAAGGAGACGAAGAAACACTCACTATGACCACTAACAGTTTAGTAGATCAGCTCAAAAGATCTAGTTCAATTAAAACAGAAGAGCCTTCCGCACAGGAAGTTGTGGAATCAGGCTTGCAACTTAGAGACTTCCTTAAGAGTAAAAAGTGATAAATACTTCATAGTATTATCACAAAAGGAAAATAATGCGTAAATCACGAAGTATATTAGAAGAATTAAACTCTATTTCAGTAGATAGAAGCAAAGACTATGTTGTTGAAAATCGTGGTGAGCATGTTATCAATAGTGCAATTAATTTAATTGAGCAACTTGAAAGCAATTATGACGAAAAGATTGCAAAGGATCTCACAAATAGATTGATTAACAGTATCCGCAGTAAGGATACAAAAAAGTTTTCCCGTGGTATAAGAAAAGTCATAAAGGAATCTCAAGGGAAACAAAATGAAAATCTCGGAAATAGCAACAAAGACTGATAAACAGTTTCACGAAGACCTATCAAAAAGTATTGGCCTGACTTTAAGAAAGTTTGGTAGTAAAGTAGGTTCAAAATTAGGAAACAAATCTGCTAAGGAAGAAGCCCTTGTACTAGAAGTAATTGATCAACTACAAAGTGCCTTTATTGCTAAAAACAAAGCAAGTGGCAAACAGGTTCCGTCATTTATTGACCTTGCACAGTTTTTAGCATCAGCAGGTATTCAAGATAAAGCAATTAAGCAAGGTTTTAAAACTGCATTTGCAGTTGTTGATACGCCTGATCAAGAGCCTGAAACTCCAGGCGATACAAAGCCAGATCCTGATAGTTCTCTAGACGGCGGTGCATACGAAACATCAGCAAAACTAGATATAGAAAAATTTTACAACGATAAACAATATCAAGAATATATTATAAATACTCCAGCATATAAAAGATGGGGGGCAACTAAGGGCAACGAGAGATCTAAAGTAAACGCCTTTAAAGGAATAACATTAAACAAAGGTTTCAAAGTAGGTGATATGGCATCATTTACTCCTGCCGGACAAACAGAACCAGTTGAAAGAGAAGTTATGGGACAGGATGCAAATAGACCAAATCATCTAGTTCTCAGAAACGAAAAAGGTCTACCTTTTAGTATTCCTGTAGCCAAATTAAAAAAAGTTGAGGACCCAAGTTGGACAAACCTTAAAAAATTCCCAGCAGAAAGTATTATCAGAGAATTTAAAGCAGATGATTTAATACCAAAAGCAAGATTAGTAGACGGTATAGAATCAGTAGTTCGCATACAATATAGATTAAATGGTCTCAAAGGAATACAAATTCCAGAGTATTTAGGTAATCCAACTAAACGTATAGATCAGTTAATGCAAGACGTCTCTCGAGAAATGGACAAAGAAATAAAAAATCGAGATACAGATGGTGACGGTGTAATTGATGATATTGATGGAGATGGACAACCTGATGATGTTGATGCCGATGGCGACGGTCAGCCTGATAGTACTGAAGTTGATGACGACATAGTTAATCAAATAGCCGCACAAATTTTTACTCTAACACCGGATCAAAGGGCAATGCTTACCCAGGCAATTAGAGCTAGAAATACTCAACTACAACAAGGTCAAGAGACTGATGATGATGATGCTGATGCCGATGCAACAGGATCAACCTCAAGCGACTCACCTACTACAAAAGAAAAGAAAGCAAAAGCCATTGCCGCACAGCAACGTGAAATTCAAAAAACTAAGATGGACAAACAAAAAAAAGCCAAAGGAAAAGATTCGTTTAAAGTTTCAAGGGCCATCGGTGCAGGACAAGCCGCCGCTGACAAATTAAGAACATAAGGCTTCAGTATGAGGTTACTCGAAGTTACAAATAAAAGACTAGATACACTTAACGAAAGTGGCAGTATGTCAGGAGTGGGTGCAATTCACATCGATGAAATAGAACCTACATTAGACTACTTAGAAAAGTCTTTAGGCATGGAACTTAAAAATAACGTATTAGGCTCAGTAGGCAAAAAAGAATTCTCTGGTGATATAGACGTTGCTATAGATGTTGAACCAGAAGCAATGCCTGAACTACTAGACAAATTAAAAACAAACCCAGACATTATAGATATTGCTAAAAGTAGTGTTATAATGACCAAAGTTCAAATTAAGGATTTTGATGCAAACAAAACCACTGACAGAGCAAGAACAGGATATGTGCAATTAGACTTTATGCCAGGTAATCCGGGTTGGATGAAAACATATTATCATTCTCCTGCAGACGGTGAAAGCGAATACAAAGGTGTTTACAGAAACATAATGTTAGCAGTTATTTCTGCATTGTACAATAGAAAAGATTCAGAAGAAAAAACTGAAGATGGCAGAAGTTTGGAATCAGAACAATACTTATTCTCTCCAACAAAAGGATTAGTTAGAGTAAGAAGAAATCCTGTACCTAAAAAGAATGGTGACGGATATACAAAACAAAATAGTAATGTTATAATAGATGGTCCTTGGTTAACACCAGAAGAAATGGTAAGAGTACTAGGACTAGACAGCAAAGAAGATTTAAACAGTTACGAAAGTTTAAAAAGTGCTATAGAAAAAAATTATCCAGCAGAACTCACAAAGAAAATTTTAGATAGTTTTGTAGACAATAAGCAAATACAAGACATGGGTGTTCCTAAAGATTTACAAATATCAGAAGACATATTAAGTTACATGAGAAAATTATCATGAGATTTAGAGAAATAAAAATGTTAATGGAAGCCGCAAGAATACAACATGCGGAAGATATTATATTTTGGGAAGGCTCTAAAGGTGCTATGAGAGTTGTAAACAGTCTCAAAAGTTTAGAAAAAGACGGACATAAAGATGTAACAATTAAGTGGGACGGTTCTCCTGCTGTTATATTTGGTAGAATGCCAGACGGCCAATTTGTATTTACAGACAAAAGTGGTTGGACAGCAAAAGGCTATAACGGTAAAACAACTTCTGCAGAAGAAGTTAGGAATATGTTTTTATCACGTAGTGGAGGAGCAAGAAGAGAAGACCCTGCACAAATAGAATTTGCAGACACAATGGCAGACTTATTTAATCAGTTTGAATTAATTGTTCCTAACAACTACAGCGGATTTTTTAAAGGTGATTTATTATATAGTCAAACACCACAAGTAGTTAATAACAACTTTGTATTTAAGCCTAACATTGTTGAATACGCAGTAGATGTGCAATCAGAACTAGGGCAGAAAATAAGGCAAAGTAATGCAGGTATAGTTATTCATAGAATGATAGATGAACAAGGTAACGAAACACCTTTACAAGACTATGATATATTTACAGGTGATAATGTACTTGTTGTACCACCTATCAGTGTCGAGAAACCTGCACAAAAGATTAGTCCTGCATTAAATAAATTAGAAGCAATGGTACAAGAGAATGCTCCTTTAATTGATGAGCTACTAAGTGAAACAGAATTAACTATTTTAAGAATGAAAGATTTCCCACAAATAATGTACAGATATATTAATTCTAAAGTAGATACAGGGTTAGAAGATTTAGGTGTAGACTTCATAGATTGGTTACAAACAACAAATGTTAGTGATGTAAAAAAACAACGTATATCTGATTATATACAAAAGCATGGCAGAGCCTATGCGGCAATGTGGAAAACAGTTTCTGCAATCATGCAAGTAAAAGATAAAGTTATATCACAGTTTGAAAACCAAGGTGGTGATATACAACAAAACATTCCTGGGCATACCACAAACAGTGGCGAAGGATATGTATTAGCACATCCTGAAGGTGATATTAAGTTAGTGCCGAGAGCAACATTTAGTGCGGCAAATAGAGCGGTAGCAAGATAATGGATTTAAAATTAATAAATCAAGAGTTAGCAGAAGCAAGACTATATAGATATTCTAGAAGTTTTGGTGCCTTCACAGGTAGACAAATTGCTGACTTGCTGTTTCTAAATACATTAGCATTACAAATATTATACTTAGAAGATAAAACAGTTAAAAGAGCAAAAGACTATGCACAATCAACTGTGGCTTACGGCAATTTTTCATTGTTTAGGACAGCGGCATCAGATTTATATTTGTTAGCATACGCAACACTACACCCAGATAATCAAAACATGACTTTTGCAAAACATTCCGAAAGTAAAAAATTTTTAAAAGGTTTACAATTTGAACAAGGCATGTATATAAGGTATTTACGCATGGTTTCTCAGGATAGAGTAGGTAAAGATTATGCTAATGTTTACTTCTACCGATTAGAAAACCAACTTAAAATAAGAGATTCTCGTTATAAAAGATGGCGAAGATTGATAAGTACATATAGAAGTTTAAAATTTGCACAGAGAAATGCCATATATGCACAACTTCTTTTTGAAATGAAGAGAATAGGTGGAGGGGCAGGCAGAGGCAGTGAATTAGTTCCTGCACTAGAACCATTTCTCAAGAAAAGAGGATATCAAGATCTTGAGAGAAAAGCCAATAAGGCGGCGGCAGATGCTCAAAAAACATCATTTGCAAAAAGAGCCGCTGGTACTGTAGCAGGTGCTATAGCAGGTAAATATGCAGTAGATAAGTTTGTAAAAGCAAAACCATCTACACAGAAAAAGATAGGCACAGGTATAGGAGCAATAGCAGGTTACTGGGCAAGTGGAAGAAAGAGACAAAAATGAAAATATATGAGATTGTAGAAGCACCGGAAATTGAAAAGTCAACGCCAGATTCTAATGTGAATCCTACGCCTCAGGCAGATAGATTTGGCAAGCAGGCCTCATGGAATAGAGATGACTTGAATCAGGTAAGACAACAATACCACAAAAACCCAGAACTATTAAATTTAATACAAGCGGCTTTAATGTTGCCTCATATTAAAACAATGCAACAAGCAGTTGATTATGCTAATTCAGAACTTGCTATAAGAACTAAACAAGGAACATTAGGTGATAGAGATGCAGTTCCTATGAGAAAACCTAAAAAGACTGCATATAAAGGACCTGAAGGTGGAGTTGCTCAAACAGAGCCTGGTAGAAATAGATTAGATAGATTCCGAGGATACAGCAAAGATTTAGACGATATGAAAGGACCAGATGAAACTCCGTTAGGTAAAATTGCATCTGCTGGTGCCTCTATTGCAAGTGCCGTTAATCAAGGTTTAGATGATGTTACTGGTGGAAAATGGAATGCCGCTAAGGTACAATCCGCCTTTGATGATTATATTTCTAATCCACTTTCAACAGGAAGTTATCGCGGTCGGTCCTTAGCCAAAACCCTTACAGCCAAAAAGTAATAAAAATAAATACTAGTATGGCCATACTAGACGATCCACTTATAATAAACGATCACATCCTAGAGATGAGTGCCACAGAATCTATGTTTGGCAACTTTAAAATTCCTATGGAAGTTGCTAATGCAAGACCAGGAAAACTTATTACAACATCTACTCCAGGTTTTGAAAAATCTAAAGAATTCTTTAATTACGAATGGTTCCATTCATTTAACACAGATTTTTTTGAACAGGGCGATACTGTATTATGGGCAGGAAGTTGCATAGTACAGGACTTTGCTAGTATCTTTGAAAAGAAAATGTGGACAATAAACAGAGTATTTAGGTATGGGCAAGGTGTATTTAATATGAAAACACTTGCTATGAATCTACGTTGGTTATTTGAAGATGGCGATATGTATGAACAACAGATTTGGGAAGAGTATAGTCCAAAACAGTTTAAAATAAGCAAAAGAGATAGAGAGTTTTTAAAACTTAAAATGCTTGACTTTAAGAAAATGGTATTGTTTAGTGGTACTACGGACATATATCATGATAAAGTAACAGGTCTAGATTTACATGCGGCTCCGCCATTAAAATATTTAGATCCTGAAAGACATGTTATACGCAGAATGTCACATGATGAAGTATTACAGTCACATAAAGAAGTACTAGAACTTATACACAAACATATTTGTAAAGATGTGCTGTTTATACTCAGTCCATTTGGGTTTGCTAGTCAATCTTTTCCAGAAGATCACCCGCCAATGGCATTGTCTTTTGTTGCAAAATCCAGTATCCGTGTTGCAGTTGAAGAAACTATGCGTGAAAATTACTTTCCTTTGTATGAACTTATACAAGAATACTTTACAGATTACAGAGACAAAGGATTACACATACACAATGACATAATACAAGTGCTAATAGAAGTACTTGGTGTGTGGTATGGTAATTTTGAGACCACTAGAACAAAGTCTGAAGTAATGAAGGACTTTCAGATACTGAGAAAAGCATTTGTACAACGTGCTTTAGAAAATAAATCCCTCCCAAAAGAAGAAGTTTACACTCCTGAGACTACACGTTCCAAAGACGTACCATTCTAGACTCCAAAACAATATTATAAAAACTGATAAATAGTGTAAGCAAGTACATAAATGTCTTGCAACGGAGACACACATGGCATTAACAAGAGCAGGAGCAATGAATAACCAGGAAGTTTTATCTGGTAATATTGAATTTTATTCATTGTTTACAAGCATTGACATTACCAGAACAGGTGATTTTAGTGACAACACACAAAAAGATTTTGAAAGTATAGTGCAAGTTATAGGACTAAGGGCAATGCCAGTAGTAATGAATAATCCTGTAGCACTTAGTGGATCGGGTGCATTAGTTTTAGAAAACTATGGAGCACCAACACTAACAGGAGCAGGATGGATTTTTAAATTTGCATTTGAACGTGAAGGCGTTCACACAATAGATACTCTCAAAGATGAATTAAACGGTATAGTATTAAATGGGGGAACTGTTGATACTACAGGTACAGTAAATATGGAATTTACTAA